CTATGACATCATGGCAGAGCTGACTACATTCATTCAGAGAGGTCCAGCATGGGAGGCAGAGGAAGGATGTAACGATGACCTTGCTATGTGTCTGGTTATCTTCGCATGGATAGCAACTACGGATTATTTCCGTGAGTTACATGACGATGATGTACGGTTGAAGATGTATCAAGAGCAGAAAGAAGGAATAGAAGCAGACATGGCTCCATTTGGTTTCATAGATAACCATATTGACTATGAACAGACTATAGTAGATGATGAAGGTACTCAGTGGAATGTAGATGAGTATGGAGATAACTCACACATGTGGGAATATCTGTCGTGAGCATAGAAGATGACTTCTCTCTTGAGCATTTATTATTTAAGGAGAGGAAGTGTAGATTCTGTGGACAGACTAAAAGTTTATTAGAAGATTTTTATCTAACAAGAAAGGATAGAGGTAATAATCCATCAGCATATGCGTATGAGTGTAAGTCTTGTACCATATGGAGAGTCAATAGAAAGAGAACTAGAAAGAGACCTTTACCACCATACCTAGCAGACTACCCTGACTGGTAATCACGGCTTGATTCCCCAGTGGAAAAACACGTTTCGATAAATAATTTCAGCATCCAATTTGGAATACACTAGGAGATTTAACAGATGGCATCGACACAACTTTCACCAGGAGTTGTCGTTCTAGAAAGAGATCTTACCAACGTAGTAAACGCAACAGTAGATAATATTGCTGCTATCGTTGGTTCTTTTGAAAAGGGACCTGTAGAGCAGGTAACTAATGTAACCAGTGAGAAAGAATTACTTTCTATATTCGGCAAACCTACGGACTATAACTACGAATACTGGTTTAGTGCGGCTCAATTCTTACTATACGGAGGTACTGTTAAGGTAGTCCGTGCAGTTAACGATTCACTTAAAAACGCAATAGATACTGCACAGTTTACTGTATCTACGTTTAGTGCATCAGACACAATATTAACAGTTGCTTCTGCAACAGACTTCGATGTTAATGATGTCCTTCAAATAGATGCTGAATTAGTAACTATCTCCAGTGTTTCTGGTAATGATGTAACAGTTGCACGTGGACAGTTAGCAACATCTGCTGTATCTCACGCTGCTGCATCTTCAATCACATTGATTGAGCCAGCTGGCACATCAACAACCATCGCTGAAGGTGGAACATATAGTGACAGTGACGTAACTCTATCAGTTACATCTGCTGCTGCTCTTGGTGCAGGTACTAACTCATACATCAGGATTGATGATGAGATTCTTCAGGTATCTTCTATTGCTGGTAACGATCTAACCGTTGTACGTGCTCAGTTAGGAACAACTGCTGCTGCACACACTGATGGATCTACTATTACTCTCCAGAATGTTACAACTAACAAGACTGAGATTAATGAAACAACTGCTACTGGTGTTACTGCTCCTCTAATTAAAAACTTAGAGACATATGAAGCTAACGTAGAAACTGCTGCTAACAACTGGAAGTGGGGAGCAAAGACTGCTGGATCATATGGTAACTCATTACGTGTTGTAGTTACAGACGCTGGTCCTGATCAGGTTTTATATCTTGCACAACCAACATCTGCTGAGTGGGAATTCGTTAACAACGCAGAGATATCCTTCTCTAACGCTAACATCTATGGTCGTGTATATGACTACACTGTTATTGTTACATTCAAGGATGACGCTGAGTTAGTTGGATCCTTCGAGAAAGACAACTATATCACTGCTGTTAGTGGTGGTGTTACAGGTCGTGTTGTTGCATACGATAAAGTAAATCGTAAGTTGGAAATCACTATTGATGGTACATCATCTGATATACTTGAAGTTAATGATACCGTTACTGAGTTAGCAAACAACTCTAACACACCTGGATCTGCTACTGGAGACAAGGGAGACATCGAATCAATCACACGTGAGTTACGTGTTGCATTGAATCAAGCATCACCTAACTTCCAAGCAAACCAGACAGTTACTGATGCAAACGCTACAAGTATAGCCATTGCTAACGTAGAGTCTGACTATGAGGGAAGACTATACGGAGAGAACACAAAGTGGATCAACGTTGCTGCTAGACCTACAACCTCTGCATGGGTATCAGAAAGAGGTGGACACAATGACCTAATGCACATTTTGGTTATTGATGGAGACGGAAAGATCACAGGAACTCCTAATGCAGTTCTTGAGAAGCACCTTAATGTTTCTAAAGCAAACGATGCTAAGTCACCTCAAGGTGATAACATCTATTACAAGGATGTAATTAAGCAGTACTCTTCTTACCTATATTGGGGTAGTCATGAGACTTCTAACATCTATGATAAGAACACTGTTGTAAGTGGTGTGCTTGGTGTTTCAGGTATCAACAGAGAGTTTGATATCATCAAAGCATCTAACCCTCTTAACAACCTAGATGATCCAACAGGATTGAATCCTCTAGCAGTGCCTCTACTTGGTACTAAGAACCGTGCAACTATTCGCTACTCACTACAAGGTGGTGTAGATGGATACACGATTCAAAGGCCAGACATACTTGGTGCATACGATCTATTCAATGATGCAGAAACTGTAGACATTGATTACCTACTCATGGGTCCATCTATGAGTGGTATAGATGATACGATTGCTAAAGCACAGCATGTAATTTCTATTGCTGCTGCACGTAAGGATTGTATCGCATACATCTCTCCTTATCGTGGAGATATAATTGGTCAGACTAAGACATCAACAATAGTACAACGCACAGTTAACTATTATGACCAGTTAAGCAGTACATCATACGCTGTATTTGACAATAACTACAAATACATATATGATAAGTATAGCGATAAGTACCGTTACATTCCTTGTAACGCTGACGTTGCTGGATTAACATTATCCACAACTTTACAACAGGAGCCTTGGTATTCACCTGCTGGCTTTAACAGAGGACAACTTCGTAACGCAATTAAACTTGCTTACTCTCCTCTAAAAGATCACAGAGATTCCTTATATGCTTCACGCATCAACCCAATCGTAGCCTTCCCTGGACAGGGTATCGTACTCTTCGGAGACAAGACTGCACTGAGTTATGTGTCTGCCTTTGACAGAATTAACGTTAGACGTTTATTCCTAGTCATGGAAGAAGCAATTTCAGAGGCTGCTAAGACCCAACTATTTGAGTTGAATGACGAGTTTACTCGCCAGCAATTTAAGAACATTGTTGAGCCTTACCTACGCAGTGTCCAATCAAGACGTGGTATAGTTGACTTCCTCGTAGTCTGCGATGGAACTAACAACCCTGCTGAGTCGATTGACCGTGGTGAATTCTACGCAGAGATATTTGTGAAACCCACAAGATCTATCAACTTCATCACATTGACCTTCACTGCAACTAGAACTGGAGCAAGCTTCAGTGAGCTAGTTTCGTAATTAAGTAAACTCGTGGCACGGCTAAGATAACATCATCGTGCTCAACCTCTAATAGGAGCAATACAAAATGTCAGCATTCGACAGCCAGACTTATCCTGGTCAGTCCGAGGGTAAGCAAATAAACGCACCGATTCTAGACTTTAGAAATAGAATCGGTGACCTTGCCCGTCCTAACCTGTTTCAGGTTGAGATCGGATTTCCACAGATAGTAGACAACGGTACACCTCAGTCAGGTGCTACCCCAGGATCACAAGAACAGAGAGGAGAAGAAAGTGCGGGGGGATCTCGTGGCGGATCTGGAGCCTCTTCTAGTTCACTTGCTTCTTTCCTAGTGAAAGCAGCAAACATCCCAGCTTCAACAGTTGGAGTAATCGAAGTGCCTTACAGAGGTAGGTCACTTAAGATTGCAGGAGACAGAACCTTTGAGCCATGGACAGTTACCGTCCTCAACGATAAAGGATTCGCACTTCGTTCCAAGTTTGAAGAGTGGTCTACTAAGATTCAGGCATTACACCAGAATCTACAAGCACCTAGAGTTATTGCAGAGTATCAATCTGATGCTCTTATCAGACAATACGACAGACAAGGTGCAGTGGTTAGATCTTACAAGTTTGTAGGAATATGGCCTTCAACAATATCCGCTATTGATCTAGCATGGGATAGCAACGATACTCCAGAAGAGTATACTGTTGAGTTCCAGGTTCAGTACTGGACATACGCAAGTGACGCTAACGCTGGTAACGCAGTTTCCGTCGCCTAAATACTTTATAATGCAAAAGGACAGATAAATGTCACAACTGTTTGGTTATTCAATTGAACGTAAAAAGAAGGGTCTTAAATCAGTAGGCCCTTCTTTTGTTACGAAAGATACGGATGATGCAGCACAACCCATTGTGGCAGGTGGTTACTTTGGTCAATACGTTGACCTCGGTGACGCTGCCAACAAAGCAAGTGATGTGGATCTTATCGGTAGATACCGTGAGATGTCATTACATCCAGAGGTAGACCAAGCAATTGGAGATATCGTCAATGAAGCCATCGCTGGTGATCTAGATGATCACCCAGTAGATGTAGAGCTCTCAAACCTAAGGGTTTCTGAGTCTGTAAAGAAAAGAATTAGAGAAGAATTTAATAACGTTTTAAGTTTATTAAATTTTGATCAGAAAGCATATGATATCTTCCGTAGGTGGTACATCGACGGAAGACTTTTTTATCATAAGATGATCAACCCTGATAATCCTGCTGAAGGATTGACGGAGTTAAGGTATATTGATCCTAGAAAGATTAAAAAGGTTATCGAATATGATAAACCTAAGGATAGATTATCACCTGCTGATCCAGAAGTTAACACACTAGTACCTAAGAGTGTAGAGTATTTCATTTATTCACCTAAAGGACTACGTGGGTATGAGAATAGAGGATTAAAAATAGCACCTGATGCAGTATGTTTTGTCCACTCTGGACAATTAGATATGCAGCGTAACTATGTGCTATCACATCTACATAAAGCTATTAAGGCAACTAACCAGTTGAGAATGATTGAAGATTCACTGGTTATTTACCGCATGTCTCGTGCACCAGAGCGTAGAATATTCTATATAGATGTAGGTAATTTACCTAAGCAGAAAGCAGAGCAGTACCTTAAAGAGGTAATGTCTCGCTATAGAAACAAGTTAGTATATAATGCTGACACAGGAGAGATAAGAGATGACAAGAAGTTCATGTCAATGCTCGAAGACTTCTGGTTACCAAGAAGGGAAGGCGGTAGAGGAACTGAAATCTCTACGCTCCCAGGTGGACAGAATCTTGGAGAACTTGAGGACATCAAATACTTCCAGAAGAAACTCTACCGTGCATTAAATGTACCTGAGTCACGTCTGGAATCTGATAGTTCATTTAACGTGGGTAGGTCTGCTGAGATCACACGTGATGAAGTAAAATTCCAGAAGTTCATCGCAAGACTCCGCAAGAAATTCTCTGACTTATTCAACGATCTTCTTAAGACACAATTGGTACTCAAGGGTGTAGTAACTTTAGAAGAATGGGATGAATATAAGGAGCATATCCAGTATGATTTCGTTGCTGACAACTACTTCAGTGAGTTGAAAGAGCAAGAGATTATGAATGAGCGTATGGCTCTAGTCGCTCAAATGGATCCTTTTGCTGGTAAATATTTCTCACTTGAATACATGCGTCGTCAGATATTACGTCAGACAGATGAAGAGTTTAATGAGATACAAGAGCAGATGGACACTGAGATCCAAGAGGGTAAACTTGTAGATCCTGTAGAGATGCAGAAGTTAGAAGTTGCTCAAATGGAGATGTCTTTGATGCCTCCTGAGCCAGATCCTGCGGAAGCAGGTATTAGTCCTGCGGACTATAAAAAAGGAGATATCTAAATAGTTTTATATTAATGAATCATTATGCCTACTGAAGTAGCAAGAGATATCGTAAACGCACTGTTTGCGGGTAAGAAAGATCTCTCAGATTATGTTGTCCAAGGTTTGAATGCGAAAGCAGTCGATGCCATTGATGCACATAAGCAAGAGGTTGGAAAACATATGTTCAAACCACAGGAAGACGGTCCTGAAAACACCGAGCAACCTGAGGATGCAGCACCTGAAGCTTCAGCTGAAACTGAAAACGAAACCGAGGTAACTAAAGATGAAACTGATCAGGGAGGAGATTGAAACTGCTAAAGTAACAATCACTGAAGGTAAGAATGGTAAGAAAAACCATTTTATCGAAGGTGTGTTTTTGCAGGGGGAGATCAAAAACCGCAATGGTCGGATGTATCCTATCTCGACCTTACAAAGAGAAGCCGCAAGTTACAATCAAAAGTATATTGAGAAGGGACGTGCACTAGGAGAGTTAGGTCATCCAGATGGTCCTACTATCAACCTAGATAGAGTGTCACATCTCATTACTTCCCTTAAACAGGAAGGTAATAACTATGTTGGCAAGGCAAGACTATTGGACACACCAATGGGTAACATTGCCAAGAACCTCATTGATGAGGGTGTCAAGTTGGGAGTTTCATCCCGTGGACTTGGTACCATAAGAGAAAGAGATGGTGTTAAAGTTGTCATGGATGACTTTATGCTCGCAACTGCTGCCGATATAGTAGCAGATCCTTCCGCACCAGATGCTTTCGTCAATGGAATCATGGAAGGACGTGAATGGATCTACAATAGTGGAGCAATTCAAGAGCAAACAGTGGAGCAAATCAAGAAAAGAATTGATAATGCTGCACTAAATCAAATGGAAGAGGTAAAACTTTCCGCATTTAATCAGTATTTACAGCAATTGTAATTACCTGGTTGTCTAAATAACTAATAGCAATCGCATTTATCGATACGGAGACTACAATGTCAGAAGAGATTACAAAAACTCTGGATGAATCAAGTGTAACCGCAGGAGCGAAGCCAGCAGAACCCCAAGGAAAACTTGGATCAGATGGTAGTAGTCTCGGTGGCGTACAAGATCTTGGAGGTCCTACACCTTTTAATTCAAAACCAGATGATGATAGCAACAAGTATAAGACTATCGCTGGTGGTAACGCCCAATCACCTACAACTAAACCATCTGATGCTTCCGCACAGAAGGCAGAATTTAGTGACAAGGGTGACGTAAAAGCAGGACACGAGCCAGAAGGCGACGTGATTGCTGAAGAGCCTGCTGAAGAAAAAGTTATAGAGGTAGATTTATCTGCTGACGTTGCTGCACTCACCGAGGGTGAGGAGTTAAGTGACGGATTCAAAGACAAAGCAAAGACTATCTTTGAAGCTGCAGTTGTCTCACGTCTAAACGAAGAGCTAGAGCGAATGCATGAAGACTATGCAAAAGCACTAGAGCAAGAAATTGAAACCGTCAAGTCTGACCTTGCAGAAAAGGTAGACGAGTATTTGACATACGCTGTTGAAGGTTGGATGAAGAAGAACCAACTTGCAGTAGAGTCAGGTATTAAGGCAGAGATGGGAGAGTCAGTCCTATCTGGTATCAAACAAGTTTTTGTCGAGAATTACATTGATCTTCCCGACGAAAAAGTTGACCTTGTAGATGGTCTACAGGAGCAACTCAATAAAATGGAGTCAAAACTCAACGAATCAATTGAAGAAAACGTTGGCTTGTCTAGGCAAGTTGGCGGCTATATTAAGAATGGGATTGTGACAGAGATTGCAGAGGGCTTAAGTCTCTCTCAGAAGGAGAAACTAGTCTCCCTCGCAGAAGCTGTTGAGTTTGATAATGAAGAAGCTTTCAAAGCGAAGGTTTCTACACTACGTGAATCCTACTTCTCTACGAAGCCTGAGAAGACTACGGTCTCTGAGGATGTCCAAGTAGAGAACGCCCCTGAAGCTGGCAGTGCTATGGATGCATATTCACAAGCAATTGCTCGTTGGGCAAAATAAACTTATCCACATTCAAAAAAATTCGGAGTTAGTTAACTAAAATGTTTAACGCAGAATCACTCCAAGAGAAGTGGAACCCTATTCTTGAGCACTCTGAGCTCGATCCTATTAAGGATACCTACAGAAAAGCGGTTACCAGCGTCCTCTTGGAAAACCAAGAAAAGTTTTTGAAAGAAGAGCGTGGTCTCGTAACTGAAGCAGCACCTACCAACTCACTTGGTGGTACTGGTTACTCAGGAGGTAGCACCGCTACAGGTCCTGTTGCAGGTTTCGACCCAGTTCTTATTTCACTTATCCGTCGTAGTATGCCTAAGCTAATTGCTTATGACATATGCGGAGTTCAACCAATGACAGGTCCTACTGGACTTATCTTTGCGATGAGATCCACGAAGGGTACAAACAGAGACATCAACAACAGTGCAGTTGAAACATTCTTCAACGAAGTTGATACAGAGCATTCATCTGAAAACAGTGCTAATGGTTTAGCATCTAACACTCAGACAGGATCTAACCCAGGTCTACTTGCAGACGCTGCTGGTAACTATACCATCGGTGGTCAAGGTATGACTACTGCTCAGTCTGAAGCATTAGGCGACGCAGCTAACAACCACTTCAACGAGATGGGATTCTCGATTGAGAAGGTTACTGTTACTGCTAAGTCACGTGCTTTGAAAGCTGAGTACAGTTTAGAGCTTGCTCAAGACCTTAAGGCTGTGCATGGATTGGACGCTGAGTCTGAGCTTGCAAACATCCTATCAACAGAAGTCCTTGCTGAAATCAACAGGGAAGTTGTTAGAACTGTTTACAAGATCGCTAGACCTGGTGCTCAAAACAATACAGCTACTGCTGGTACTTTCGACCTTGACGTTGATAGTAATGGTAGATGGTCAGTTGAGAAATTCAAAGGATTACTTTTCCAGATCGAAAGAGATATGAATGCCATCGGGCATGAAACTCGTCGTGGGAAGGGCAACATTCTCATCTGCTCTGCTGATGTAGCATCTGCTCTCTCAATGGCTGGAGTCCTTGACTATTCATCAGGCATCAACGGTGCTGTAGGTGGACTAGGAAATGTTGATGACAACTCATCTACTCTAGTTGGTACTCTTAACGGAAGAATCAAGGTCTATGTTGACCCTTACTCAGCAAACGTAAGTGACAATCACTTCTATGTTTCTGGATACAAAGGATCATCTGCATACGACGCAGGATTATTCTACTGTCCTTACGTGCCTCTACAAATGGTCAGAGCCGTAGGTCAGGACACCTTCCAACCAAAAATCGGGTTTAAGACTCGTTATGGTATGGTTGCTAATCCATTTGCTGAAGGTCTTACACAAGGTGTAGGTGCTCTAACAGCTAATGCTAACCGCTACTACAGACGTGTTAAGGTTACAAACCTAATGTAATATCATATCGATATACACACAAGAGAGACCCTTCGGGGTCTCTTTTTTTATGTACATACCTAAATATTAGTGCAGAATAGGTATAGCCATGAACGGCAGACTAGACAAAGTTGCTATGACCTCCAAACTCATGCAACTTAAAAGAGAGTTACACTACAAGTGTGAGATAGGAGAGAAGGGTGAGTGGGAGTGCAAAGGTGCAGACGAGTATCTAAATAGAACACTGGACGTACTAGACGAATATTATATGTAATGCTATAATATGGGACATGACAGAAGAAAAAATCAAATCATTATGTTATACCAAAGAAGAAGTTGATGCAATGATTGCTGCTGCTGTAGCAGAAGCACGTGCTATTGATGAAGCATCGATGCGTAAACATAATAGAGAGGCAACCATCATCAGTATGATCCTTGGGTTCACATGTCTCGCATTATTCCTAGATGGACTACTCCGTATACTGGGTATCATCCCACCATTCATGGACATTGATGTCAGTATAGTAGATCAGATTGTAGAGAAAGTAGAGCATGATGTAATACCACAGGTTGAGAAGTATAAGGCATATATACCGAGGATATAAATATGTTAAGCAAGGACTATAGACTCAGACTGTCTGTTATAGCCTGCAAGACTCGTCTTGATAGGGAAGTTAGTCTAGAAGATAGGATTTGGGCTCAGAAATTAGTTGAGCATAACAATCATGCCAGAGGTATCTGGGAAAGGATGACATGACTACCTGGAAAAAACAAATAGAGAATAGAAACTTCCTGTCTCCGATAGGATTCAAGTTTGCTCTTGCAAAATATCCTAAGATCTCATACTTCTGTCAGACTGCTAACATACCTAGCATGAATCTAAGTATTCAGCAGCAGTCCACACCATTTAGATCACTACCATTGGAAGGATTCATAGAATATGATCCTTTGACACTATCATTCTTGGTAGATGAAAACCTAGAAAACTATTTGATACTACACAACTGGATCCGTGCACTAGGTACTCCTGATAGTACTACTGAGAGAAGAGATTTTGTTATTAAGATGGAGCAGTTGTTTGGTAACAAGGATCTGTATGCTGATGCTACCTTGATGGTACTTAATAGTAACTTCCAACACAATTTTGACGTGGTGTTTGAAGACTTGATACCCATAGGGTTGAATGCTTTAGAGTTTAATGCTACAGTAGATGGTACTGAGTATGCTATGGCAACTGTGTCATTCAGATACCTTGCATATCAGATCCGTAAGAGGGAAGAATCGAAGCGTAATACACAAATAGATTAAATGACAGTTAGTTATGAGGAACATCCTGCGTTCCCTGTGAGATTCTTTAAGTTTCGTGCTTCAAAAGAATTAACTTCTACTACACTAGCGGAAGTAAAAAAATTACAATTCACCAAACGGAATGAACCTGATGGTGTCGGAACAAGTGGTGCTATACAGAATAGAAAGGAGTTTCTTCCTATTCATAAGTGGTTTCAAGACTGTATTGATTCCATTCATAAGAATGAGAGGTGGCACACTGATAGATTAGTAGTTAATAAGTCTTGGGCTAATAGATCTGATGCTAACACAGGAGATAGTCATGGATATCATCGTCATCCTATGTCATATCTTAGTGGTGTATTCTATCTTACTAAAGGAGCACCCACTGTATTTCTAGATCCTGTAAAGGATAGAGACTGGGGTCAATTTCATCTTGATGGATACCCTGATAAGGATTGTAAACTGTTTACTCACCTAGGTGTAGGTGGTTTGATAGTGTTTCCTAGTTATGTTATCCACGGATCGGATTCAAACTATGATGTGGATAGGTTTACCATTGCATTCAATACATTTCCTCAAGGAGAATTTGGTGGACATTATGGGTGTGATGTAACAGTTAATGATTGTGGTGATTATCTATGAATTTAGAAAAGATTGAGGAGATGTGGGCAAAGGATGCAGAGAAATTCTTTGATCACAGGGACTTACCTGAGTTGCTTGCCAACGATAGTATGGAAACTCCCAAACTACATGCAAAGTATTTGCAATTATATAATGAATTTAAACTTATGCTCTCCGATGCGGAGAAAAAGTATAAGCAGTTGTATAAAGAGAAGTGGTTATATTACAATGGGAAAGCACCTGCCTCTGTCTACGCAGAGAAACCCTTTGATCTTAAGGTACTAAAGGGTGATCTTGATATGTTCATCGATAGTGATGAGGATGTATGCCGTGCCAAGCAGAAAAAAGACTACCTTGAAACTTGTATAAATTCTATTGATAGGATACTTAAGCAGATCCACAATAGAGGGTTTGACATTAAGAACACTATCGAAATTGTAAAGTATTATGGGATTCGATGACCACCATCATAAAGAAGAACGAGATCTTCCTGAAGGTGGAGGCAGAACCTCATCTTCATAAAGAATTAAGTGAGCATTTTCAGTTTGAAGTACCTGGTGCACAGTTTATGCCAGCAGTCAAACGAAGATACTGGGATGGAAAGATAAGATTATATTCACCTGGTACGGGTGAGATATATTGTGGACTATATGATTACCTTACTGACTACCTAGAGGAGAAGGGGTATGAATATGAGGTCTTAGAAGATAAATACTATGGTAGGCCAAACGATACTGAAGAGTATGTCACACCTGAAGGCACAGCGGCTTTTATTCGTTCTCTTAGGCTCCCCTTTAAAGTCAGAGATTACCAGCTTAAAGGAATTTACACTGCGATTAAATTTCGTCGCAAGCTTTTATTATCCCCCACGGGCTCGGGAAAATCGCTAATAATATATGCATTGGTGCGTTGGCACCTGCTAAAAGACAGAGAGATATTAATTATTGTCCCTACTGTCTCTCTTGTAGAACAATTGTATAAGGATTTTATAGATTATGGTTGGGATGTCAGGGAAGTTCATAAGATTAGTGCAGGAGAAGAAAAGTATGTCGATAATAAAGTCGTTATATCAACTTGGCAGTCTATCTATAAGGAATCCAATAAGTTTTTTGAACGTTTTGATGTCGTTATCGGGGATGAAGCACACCTTTATAAAGCTAAATCACTCGTGGGTATCCTTACGAAGTGCTATGATGCGAAGTATAAGGTAGGACTGACTGGTACTCTGGATGGTATGGAAGCACACCAACTGGTACTAGAAGGATTGTTTGGTAGATGTGATAAGGTTACTAATACAGTAGAGTTAATGAAACAGGGTCACCTTACTCCTCTTAAGGTGCGGATATTACTACTTAAACATGGTTGGGTGCCCTTTGATTTCTATCAACAGGAGATGGATTACTTATGCATGCACACCAAGCGTAGTAACTTCATCACTAATCTAGCACTAGATCTAAAGGGAAACACCCTGATACTCTACAATTACATAGAGAAGCACGGAGAACCTATATGGGAAATACTAAATAGTAAAGTAGAGAAAGATCGTAAGATTTTCTTTATACATGGAGGGGTTGATGCTGTAGAAAGGGAAGAGGCTCGTAAGATATGCGAAACTCAAAAGGATGCTATAATATTAGCATCATACGGAACCTTCTCAACTGGTATCAATATTCGTAATCTCCACAATGTTATCTTTGCATCCCCTAGTAAGTCTAGGGTGAGAAATTTACAGTCCATTGGACGGGTTCTGAGGAAGGGAGAAAATAAAGCACAAGCAGTATTGTATGACATTGCTGATGACTGCTCTAAAGACTCTCAATATAATTATACTCTTCGACATCTCGTAGAAAGGATGAAAATATATGATGAAGAGTGCTTTGATTATGATATAACCAAGGTCAATTTTAAGAAATGACTATCCAATACATCAGACACGAGCAAGAATTCTATGGAGTCATCAAGTTAAAAACTGGTGACACTCTATTAGGTAGTATGATTGCTACACAAGAAGACGACAATCCAGATAAGACTGTATTTTATATACAGGAACCTGCTACTCCTAACATGCATCAAGTAGAGAAGGATGGGCAGATGGGTATGGCTGTTGGTCTACTTAAATGGATGATGTTTGCTGATGAAGATTTCTATATGGTCAATGAAGATGACATTATTACTGTGGCACCTATGTCTATGGATAGTATCCTGATGTATAAAATGTGGGTGCGTAAAGAGTGTAAGACATCTAAAACAGATGTTGAAGTTAAAATGAATCCTAATATGGGATTGGTTGGTAAGGTATCTGACTTTAGAAGTAAGTTGGAGGACTTCTGGAAACGCACTAACTCTTGACAGTATTTGGATTAACCTATACAATGTATACAGGTGAGATAATTATATGGCATCTAAAATGGCTCGTAAGCAGAAGCAACACTACGTTGATAACAAAAAGTTTTTACAAGAGATAACGAATTATCGACTTGCGGTTGAGGCTGCGAAGAGAAATGATGAAGAGAAACCTCGCATCACTCATTATCTTGCTGAATGCTTTTTAAAAATAGCAACACACTTATCATATAGACCAAACTTTATTAACTATATGTTTAAGGAGGACATGATATCCGATGGGGTAGAGAACTGTGTCCAGTATATCGATAATTTTAATCCAGAGAAGAGTAAGAATCCATTTGCATACTTCACGCAGATAATATATTACGCTTTCTTAAGAAGGATAGCAAAAGAGAAGCGTCAGATGGACATACGTGATAAGTTAATAGAAAAGAGTGGGTATGAGCAAGTATTCCACTCAGATAATAATGATGATCACTCTGAAATGAATAGCATTAAGGGTAGAATTGAGACAAGTATGAGGAACTGATGAGCAAAGTCCTCATAATTACAGACCAACACTTTGGGGTCCGTAATGACAACCAACATTATGTTGATAGATATAGAAAATTTTATACAGAGACAGTCTTACCCCTTATCGATAAGGAAGGTATCACTGAGATATTAAATCTTGGAGACACCTTTGATAGGAGAAAGGGAGTTAACTTCTCATCTCTAGAAGCAGCAAAGGACATGTGGTTCAGACCTCTGCAAGACAGGGGTGTAAAAATGACCATGTTGTTAGGTAATCATGACATCTATTTCAAGAATACTCTCCGTGTTAATTCTCCTGAGCTTCTCCTTGGGGAGTTTGATAATATTGAGATCATTTATTGTCCAGGTGAGAGGATTATAGGTGGGGTAAAGATGATGCTTGTCCCTTGGATCTGTGAAGAGAATAGGGAAGCATGTTTTGAAGCAATAAACGATACAGATGCTGACTATTGCATGGGTCACTTTGAATTGAATGGTTTTGATCCAATTCCAGGTGTCACTATGAAACATGGTGATGATCCTACAGCACTGTCTAAGTTTAAAATGGTATGCTCAGGACATTTCCATTGCAGAAGTCACAAATCTAACATCCATTACCTAGGTAATCCTTGTCAGTTATACTGGAATGATTACGGTCATGATCGTGGGTTTCATACACTAAATACTTCTACAAGAAAGTTAAAATTTCATAAGAATCCATACCATACTTTTAATAAAATATTTTATAAAGATGATATCAATCTGACACCGATGTCTCTTAAGAAATTAGAAGGCACTTATGTTAAACTTATCGTCGAGGAGAAGAATGATCAAGTCAAATTTGATCAGGTGGTCAGAAGATTACAGGCAGTTGACCTAGCAGATCTTAAGATCATCGAAGATGTAACATATGACTTGGATTCAGTAGAGACTGACGTTGAGGTTGAAGACACATTGACAATACTTGAGCACTGTGTTTCAGACTTTGATAATAAAGATGATATATTTCCAATACTCAAGTCCTTATACATGGAGGCAGTTGAAGTCTAATGTTTGTGCTGCTTGACAAGAAGACAGGTGGTGTATATGCTGTAAGAGATGATAATCATACTGAGCGAGTGGTCCAGATCTTTGTTGACAAAGATGATGCGACACGTTATTATGATATGCTGTTGGCAGATGACTATCCTCGGAAGCTAACTGTACAGGAGATCGAAGAAGATCAGGTCAAAGAGAATTGTACTATGCATGGCTATGCATTTTCTTTCATAGGACCAGATGAATTCGTAATTCCTCCCCCACAAGACGACCCTAAATGATTGTATTTGATAAGATTCGTTGGAAGAATTTCCTATCTACTGGAAACTCTTTCACTGAGGTGAACATAACTGATGCTCAATCACACTTAGTGATAGGTGCCAACGGTGCAGGGAAGTCCACGATGCTGGACGCTCTGTGCTTTGTATTGTTCAACAAACCATTCAGGAAGATTAGTAAACTACAGTTGGTTAATAGTATAAATGAAAGGGACACTGTAGTAGAGATTGAATTCTCTATCGGTAGTATTAATTACAAAATTATTAGAGGAGCTAAACCAAATGTATTTGAGATTTATAGAAACGGTACGCTCTTGGATCAAGAGGCAGCAAGCAAGGACACCCAAAAATACTTGGAGCAATCAATCCTCAAGTTTAACTACAAGTCCTTTACACAAGTCGTCATCCTCGGATCATCCACTTTTGTCCCATTCATGCAACTCAATGCTCCTGTCAGGAGAGAAGTTATCGAAGATCTATTGGACATCCAGATCTTCTCTCGAATGAATAATCTATTGAAAGATAGATTAAAAGATGCAAGAGAGATCATAAAGAACTGTGAGCACGAGTTGAAACTTGCTTCCCAACAGGTTGAAATGCAAGAAAGATCGATCACTACCTTAGAGAGACTCAGTAGTGAGCATAAAGGTAAGATGGAAGCACGAATGGAAGAGATTCATACAGAGGTTGGTGCTAGTCAGGATGAGATCACTGAGTTGACTAAGAAGATTGATCGAATGCAAGACATACAAGCAAAGTATGATGAGATGAAGGAGATGAGGGTCAAGATAACTCACAACTTAGAGAAGGCTGACAAGGATCTGAAGTTTTATTGGGAGAATGATAACTGTCCTACCTGTAATCAGGTGTTAATGGACAAGACTGAGTTGATTGATGGAGCACAAGGGAGACAGAAGAGATTTTTAGAAGGTTTAAATGTTATAACTGACTCACTTAATAGAGGAAACAAACAGATTAAGGAGTTACAGGGACATGCACAGGGTATAAACAAGGCAAATGCAAGGATTAGTGCTCTCCAGAGTGAGTTAAAGAAATTAATGACGGAAGTTAACCAAGAGGCACCTGATATTGATCTTGAGAGAGACCAGTTAGATAAGTATCAGTCCTTACTTTCGGCCACTGAAAGTGACTGTGCTGAAGAAAATAAGAATTATGACAATTTGACTCTGGTTGGTACCTTATTGAAAGACTCTGGTATTAAAAGCAAGATCATCAGTAAATTCATACCTATAATCAACCAGAAGATCAATAAATATCTACAGTCTATGGACTTCTTCGTTAACTTTACCCTTGACGATGAGTTCAATGAAGTAATTAAGAGTAGATTCAGAGATGAATTCTCCTATGCCTCATTCTCAGAGGGTGAGAAGCAGAAGATTGACCTAGCACTCCTCTTTACATGGAGAGAGATAGCAAAACTCAAGAATTCTGCTGCTACCAACCTTCTTATACTGGATGAGGTCTTTGACTCTTCACTGGATGACTCTAGTACAGATGAATTACTGAAGATTCTAAGGGGATTGGGTGAGAATGTTAATTTATTTGTCATTTCTCACAAAGGAGAGCTACTTCTTGATAAATTTGAGAAAACCCTTAAGTTTGAGAAGGCAAATGATTTTTCCAAACTGGCAGCATCATAGTAAGAAGGCTGCCAAACGTCATCTCAAGCCGCAAGCACTGCGGTCTGCACGAGAGAGACGCAGACACTTGAAGAAGTGTCTACTCAACCCTCCCAAGCGGAGGGTTTCCTATTATACTATTAATATACACGGAAAGATCAATGCAGACACAGGACATCAAAGGCACACTCGCCAAACTACTAGCAACAGAGAATCTCATAGTAGAACATAAGGTTGTAGAGACTGCTTCCTTTGATGTTGACAAGAGAGTCTTGGTCTTACCTATATGGGACACAACAGAGAGAGTATATAACCTATTAGTAGGACATGAGGTTGGTCACGCACTCTTCACACCAAATGAAGAGTGGAAAACTCTAAACTGTCCTAAGTCTTATGTAAATGTGACTGAGGATGCAAGGATCGAGAAACTAATGAAGCGTAAGTTTCCTGGTCTTGCTAAGGATTTCTTCCAAGGGTATCAACAACTAAATGCAGGTGACTTTTTCCGTATCCAAAACATAGATGTGGAGGAAATGAATCTGATTGACAGAATCAACCTTCATTATAAGATTGGATCCTATGAAATGATCCCATTTAATGACGCTGAGGCACCCTTCAGAGACGCTGTAGGGGCAGCAGAAACATTCGAGCAAGCATTGGAGTGTGCAAGAGCAATTTATGAGTATGAAAAAGGTCAAAAAGAGAAGGAGAAACTGGAGTCTCTATCTGGGGAAGAGAGTCAGGCAAACGATAATATCGATGGATCTACAGGCAACTCCACTGGAGAGGCACCTGAAGGTGAAGACGGAGAGGCAGATGGCAAACCTGATTCGCAACCTGAGGAGACTGAATCAGAGGCAGATTCAACCGAAGGCGAAGCAATTAAGCAAGGTGGCATTGAGGCAGGTGACCTTGAGGCTCAGACAGATCAGTCCCTCTCAGATAATCTCAAGAAACTTGCATCAGACTATCAGGGAGACCAGACGCATTACGTTGAGATTGATAACGTGGATCTTTCTCACCATATAGTAAGTCCTAAGAAGATACATGATTTGACTGCTGAGTTTTGGGGTGCAGAGCAGTATACTGATAAGGAGTATGCTTACTATCAAGAGTTAAACTGGGAAAGATGCGATTCTGAGTATAGAATATTCAAACGTAAGGCAAGTCAGGAAGTAAACTATCTCTCTAAAGAATTTGAGATGAAGAAGTCTGCTGCTGCATATGCTAGAGAGCAAGTAGCTCGCACTGGTAGTCTAGATATGGCAAAACTCCACACATATAAGTGGAATGAGGACATCTTTAAGAAGATAACAGTTAAACCTGATGGTAAGAATCATGGATTAGTCTTCCTATTAGACTGGTCTGGATCAATGGCAGACGTTATCCATGACACATACAAGCAATTGCTCTCACTATGCTTCTTCTGTCGTAAATCAGGCATCCCATTTGAAGTGTATGCTTTTATTCAGGATGGACATTACATTGCTCCCGATGCTAAGGATAGGCAAGAGTGGACTGGTCGTGTTAATACCTTCCATGTGCCTTGGGAATTCTCTTTACTCAACTTCCTTAGCAGTAAACTTAACAATGCAACATTTGATTTGTATGCTAAGGAATTATTCCGAGTAACATACATGTATGAGTCTCGTTATGGTCATGGTAATAGATTGAGTTACTATCACTGTGAAGAGAGAAGACATGAGATCCCTAATGCTATCCCAAATCACTTGAATCTTGGTGGCACACCACTTAATGAAGCACTTGTTTGTTTACAAAGTCTTATACCTGACTTTCAAAAGAAGAGTGGAGTTGAGAAGACACACTGTGTTATCCTAACTGATGGTGATGCACAACACTCTGGTATGTGGATGGAGAGTGAGTGGAGAGGTGAAGATAAGATCCATAGGACTGGTCTTCGTTACAATACTTGCTTCAGAGATAGAAGAAATGGTAGGACATATAAGTTTGATTCTATGAGACCTCAGCACTCAGTTACCAAACAGATCCTACAGTATCTAAAGGGACGCTATCCTTCATGTAACTTCTTAGGATTCCGTATTGCATCTAATCGTGATGTTAATAGGCATGTTGATTATGCACAAGAGTTAACTGAGAGACAGATTAAAGATGCAAAGAAAGCATGGACTAAGAATAAGTCTTGCTCTGCACCTATAGATGGGTATCAAGAGCTCTTCTTTTTATCATCTAAGCATCTAAATATTGACACTGAGTTTGAGCCTAAGTCAGATTCAAAGGCAGACATTAAGAGAGCATTCACTAAGTCTCTTAAGGGTAAGTCAAACAATAAGAAGATCTTATCCTCTTTCATTGATCAAATAGCATGAATATATTCGTAGTAGATGAGGATCCTGCACTAGCAGCATTCTCTCTACCAGACAAATACATTGTTAAGATGCCTGTTGAGACCACGCAGATGATAGCGTTGGTCTTTTCTAGGTGGCATTGGAATGTTGGACCTGTATTGAAGGCAGATAACAAACCATACAATACTACTAAGGGTGCATTCAGAAATCACCCATGTACTAAGTGGGCAGCAGAAAGTCCTGATAATTTACAGTGGTTATTTCAGCATGGTATATCATTGTGTAATGAATACACTTCCAGATATGGTAAGAAACATGCATGTGAGAGAAGTATAAGACTGGCAGCACTTACACAAATGGATAACGGATGTCCAGAGCATCACACTCCATTTGTTAGGGCAATGCCTGATGCTCTAAAGTACCGTGAGGATATCGATACTACCACTGCGTATCAAATGTACGTATCAAGTAAGGCATGGGTGCTAGATGATTACAAGCGTGTGCCAGATAACAAACCGTCCTGGTTACCTACACAACCGTATGATTTAGGGTTATAATAATTATATAAACAAACAAAGATCCAATGCCTGTTAAATTAAACGTTACTTCTGAAGATATCAGAGACTACCTTGTAGGAGAATACGGAGTAAACGTAAAGACCCCTGAATTACAAAATGCATGTGACCACTTCGGTCTTGCATACCAAACAGTATCAAAATACTTAAATGAATTTAAAGTTAAAAGAGGAGTCTGGGATTTGACTGTGGCAGAAACTAAGAAAGCACTAGAGAAATCTTACACTCAGACACAGAGTCAGATTGTAGATTCATTTGACCCTGCCTATCTTGAAGCTAAGGATCTAAAACCTGCTAAGGATAATCACTTCGTACCATTCGGTAACTTCAATGACCTAAAGAAGGTAATCACATCTAAGATCTTCTACCCTATATTCATCACTGGTCTATCAGGTAACGGTAAGACCTTTGGTGTAGAGCAAGCATGTGCTCAGGCAAAGAGGGATCTAATCCGTGTAAACATTACTATTGAAACTGATGAGGATGATCTTATTGGCGGTTTCCGTCTTGTTAATGGGTCAACTGTTTGGCATAATGGACCTGTCATTGAAGCCTTACAACGTGGAGCAGTCCTATTACTCGATGAAATTGACCTCGCCTCTAACAAGATCCTCTGTTTACAATCCATTCTTGAAGGAAAGGGTGTATACCTCAAGAAAATTGGTAAGCAAGTAGTACCTGCTGAGGGATTCACAGTTGTAGCAACTGCTAATACTAAGGGTAAAGGTAGTGAAGATGGTAGATTCATCGGCACAAACGTCCTAAATGAGGCATTTTTGGAGCGTTTTCCACTAACATTTGAGCAAGAATATCCGAATGCCAAGACAGAAATCAAGATGCTCAATAACTATTGTAAAGAATTAGACTGCTGTGATGATAAGTACATTGCTAACCTTACTACATGGGCCGAGATTATCCGCAAGACATTTAACGATGGTGGAGTGGATGAAGTCATCTCAACACGTAGATTGGTGCATATTATTCGTGCTTATGCTATCTTTAGTGATAGGGTAAAAGCGATCAAGGTATGCTTGAATCGTTTCGATGACGAAACAAAGCAGTCATTCTTAGAATTGTATGATAAGATTGATAATGAGGTTGACATCGAGAACCTTGACAACATTCTAGCCAACTGATATACTGACTGTATGAAATACAGAGAAGACGATACGATCAAGGTGGTGCAGGATTATATCTCCAGCACCTACCGATCTCACTACTCTAACGAAGAGAAGGGGGTCCAGACTCTAGACCTCCTTGAGGCGATAGGATCAGCAGAGCACTTCTGTCAATCTAATATCATCAAGTATGCATCTCGCTACAAGAAAAAGAGTCAGCATAAGAGTGACGTGCTAAAAATCATTCACTATGCTATACTATTATACTATTTCTCAGGCACGTCGTATCCTGATGATAAAGAAGTCCCACCCCCAACACCAGCAGAATTTATAGACTATGACTGAACCAAAAGATTGGAAGACGAATCTACAATTATCTAAGTATTCAGTTGATACACTGCGTAACTTCAGTACTATCAACAAAAGTATCCTTATCAGACCAGGCAAGTTTATTGAAACTATGTCGGTTAATAAGAATATCATCGCTCAGTCTCAGATAAAAGAGTTTATCCCTGAGCAGATGGCGATCTATGATCTACCATTATTCTTAGGAGCACTGTCTCTGTTTAAGGATCCTTGGTTATTCTTCCCTGATGATAAGAAGGTCATCATATATGATGAGACTACTAAGGGTAAGACAACCTTCTACTACAGTGACCCTAGTGTTATTGTAACCCCACCTGATTTTAATCCTGACATACCTGAGATTGAAGTCATGTTTGATCTACCTCAGGCAGATCTTACTCAACTACTACAGGCAGCGAAGGTGTATGGTGTAGAGGACTTGTGTGTTAATGGGTTTAGAGGTGAGTATAGTATATGTGTTAAGGATAAGAAGAATACTACTTCTAATGTATTCTCATTACCATTGAAGAAGGTTATCTTCCAAGATCCTTTAGGTAAGGAGAGAGGTGGTGGTGCTAACCCTGATTTCTGTTACTGCTTTAAGGTAGAGAATCTTAAGTTGGTTGATGCATCGTATCACATTGCACTTAGCAAGAAGAACATTGCTAACTTCACATCATTATCACATAATGATTTGAATTACTTCATTGCTTTGGAGCCTAACTAATGTTTCTATGGGTTGAAAAGTATCGACCACATACTATTGAAGAATGTATCTTACCTGAGGATACCAAAGCTATATTTCAGGGATTCTTAGAGCAAGGGGAAATACCAAACCTCTTGCTCTCTGGCTCTGCGGGTGTAGGTAAAACCACAGTTGCTAAGGCACTGTGTGATGAGTTGGGGGTTGATTCTTATGTCATTAATGGGTCTGATGAGGGTAGATTCCTGGACACTGTACGCAATCAGGCAAAGACCTTTGCTAGTACTGTTTCTCTTACATCTCAGTCTCGTCACAAGGTTATCATTGTTGATGAAGCAGACAATACTACTGCTGATGTCCAACTTCTCCTCAGGGCAGCGATTGAAGAGTTTCAAGGGAACTGCAGGTTCATCTTCACCTGTAATTATAAAAATAAAATTATTGCACCACTCCACTCACGATGCTCCGTAGTAGATTTCAATGGTAAGGTTAATAAGAAGCAGTTAGCAGAAGCATTTTTCAATAGGGTTAAGGTAATCCTTGAGATGGAGATGGTTAAGTATGAAGAGAAGGTCGTAGCAGAAGTAGTAATGAAGTACTTCCCTGACTTTCGTAGGACTCTTAACGAATTGCAGAGGTATTCTTCTTGTGGAAAGATTGATACAGGTATATTATCCTCAGGTAATGAGTTTAGTATTGAGAAGTTGGTTGGTTATCTTAGGAAGAAAGAGTTTACCAACATGAAGAAGTGGGTAACACAGAATATGGACAGTGAACCTCAGGATATAATGAGGAAGGTGTATGACAACCTATATAATTATTTTGACTCCAAGTCAATACCAGAGGCAGTTTTGATCATCTCAGAGTATCAATATAAGTCCTCGTTTGTTGTCGATCAAGAGATAAATATGGTTGCTTTTATGACAGAGTTAATGATGCGATGCGAGTACACCTAATGGATGAGTCTAGAGTTAATGATCTATGGGAAGATATGGATAGACTCAATGCTCTGTATGAGGAATTGATGTGGCCAGAAGATATACACCTAGAATTTAAAGCAGACTACGAGAATAATCGTATTATAATTCAACCTATGAAATGAGACAGAAATACTCTACTGTGAATATGTTTCCTATCAGGTGCTTCTCATTCAAAGCACCTAAGGATTTGACTGAGAGCACCTTAGAGAAGGTAAACCAACTAGAATACCGATGTTATAATGGTGACGGTGGGGTTGGCACCAGTCTAGACATACATAAGAATCCAGATTTCTACGACCTCCATGAATGGTTTCAGAGGTGCGTAGATTCTTTGCATGTGGACAATGGCTGGAATTGTGATAGAATAGTAGTTAATAAATCTTGGGTCAATAGATCTGATGCTGAGACTGGTCATCACCACACACCTCATAGACATCCTATGTCATGGTTGAGTGGGATATATTATCTCACTGAAGGTGCACCCACTATATTTGTTGATCCATTATCACAAAGGGAGTGGGCACAGTTTCATGTTGATGGTGGTCCTATAACTGATGCAACACAATATATCCATCCAAAAGCAGGTGGGTTATTTGTATTCCCTAGTTATATGATTCATTCAACTGACCCTAACTTTGACCTATGTAATAGATTCTCTATCGCATTTAATACATTCCCTAGTGGAGCACTTAATTTCGGTGGTTGGGATCAAGCAATGGCAAAGGTACAGGTTGAAGGATGGGCAGATTTAGGTCCATTAAATTTAAGTGATTACTCATGACGGCATATCCAGGCATAGAAAGACATCTATTCCCAATTAAAATCAGGGAGTACCATAAACCTGAGGATGATTTGAATGATAAGCTTATAGAATTCTTTAAGACTTATCCTCAGCAACCTTCTAATCTTCCAGAGGGTGTGTTGACTAGTAGACCTGATTTGCATAAGTGTGACAACGAACATGTTAAGAAATTACATGGTTGGTTTTATGCATGCTTAGAGGAATACTATAATGAGTATCAGTTATACTGTGATGGATTAGAGATATCTCTATCATGGTTTAATCATGCACCAGCAGGGTCTGGTGTGGGACATCCCTTACATAGACACCCTATGTCATATGTGAGTGCTGTATACTATCTTACAGAGGGTGCACCAACAGCCTTTGAAGACCCTGTTACACCTAGAGTATATGATACACTAGATGTATTCCAACACAGTGCTATGGTAAATGAGTGGGGTATCAATGAGACCATCACTCCAGAGCCAGGCAAATTAATCATATTCCCTGCGTGGTTGAGACACTACTCAGACAGACAACTTGACAACTTTGATCGATGGACTATGAGTTTCAATGCATTTCCAGTCGGTAAAGTCAATGTCGGTCCATGGGACATGCCACAATTAGAGGTAAAATTATTATGAAAAAGTTTAGAAAGACACCACTCCGTTATCCAGGTGGTAAATCAAGGGTAGCAAAGGATTTTATCCCAAGATTCCCTCAGTGTAAGGAGTATCGTGAACCTTTTGTAGGTGGTGGTAGTGTGGCACTGTTGTTTAGTCAGAGGTATCCTGACATCCCTGTGTGGATTAATGACAAGTATACTTATCTCTATAATTTCTGGGTACAACTCCAGAAGAGAGGAGATGAATTGTCTGACACGCTAGTTAAGACCAAGGAAGATCATAGCACCGAGGACAAGGCCAAAGAATTATTTAAAGAGTCAAAGGATAAGATAAAGAAAGAAGAAGATGACTTCCAAAGAGCAGTATTATTCTGGATACTTAACAAGTGTTCCTACTCAGGACTGACAGAGAATAGTTCCTTCAGTGCCACAGCATCTAGACAAAACTTTACTACTCGTGGTGCGACATATCTTAAAGAGATCTCAGGTATCATTCAATCTTGGAGGATAACTAACCTAGATTATTCCGACGTTATGAAGGCACCTGGTACAGATGTATTCCTATTCTTGGATCCACCATATAAGATAGGCACCTACCTCTATGGTAGTAATGCTGAGTTGCATAAGAGTTTCAAGCATGAGGAATTTATTGCAGAGTGTGAACGGTGTACACATGATTGGTTTGTGACGTATAATGTAGATCAGGAACTCAAGGATGCATACAAAAACTTCCACCAAGAAGAGTTTCAAATTACCTATGGCATGAAGCATAGGCCAGACAACAAGCAGAAGAAAGAACTGCTAGTATGTAACTACGACATTAACAAGTCACCATTGGAAGCAATCTATGCATGAGTATCCGCTAAAGGATTACCTTAACAGTATCAATCTAAAGCAGGGAGATCTCTCTAAAGACGAGAGAGCAATGAAAAAATACCCTGCTTTCGTTGTGAACAAGTGTCTGTCTTCCTTCATTGACACTGTGATGCATGCTAATGAGATGAATGCTTCATCGCATATTGATAATGTTCTCCAATACCAGTATTTTATACATAGTGTTAGGAAATCTAAGAGATTTTCTCCTTGGGATAAGAAGTCTAAAGACTGTGACCTTGACTTAGTGAAAAGATACTATGGTTATAACACTGAGAAAGCTCGACAAGCAATGAGAATATTGTCTAAGGAGCAACTTGAAGTTATTCGATCTAAATTAGATACTGGAGGAAGACAATGAGTGATGAGATCTCGTGGTCTCAAGACATGATGTTAGAAGTTACTCTTAAGGAACCCGATGACTTTCTCAAAGTGAGAGAGACATTGACTCGTATAGGTGTAGCATCTCGCAAGGAGCGTAAGCTCTATCAGTCTTGTCACATTCTACATAAACGTGGTAAGTACTACATAGTTCACTTCAAAGAACTCTTTGCACTGGACGGTAAGCCTACTAACATCACATCTAATGATGTGCAACGTCGCAATCGTATCGCTAAACTACTGTCAGACTGGGGTCTGATTGAGATTGTAGGATCAGCAGACGACTTGGCACCTCTTAACCAAATAAAAGTTTTATCCTTTAAAGATAAAGGTGAATGGACACTAGAGTCCAAATATAATATTGGTAAAAAGAAAACACCACAGGAGGTGAGTTAGTATGGCTGACGAGAAAGAGACAAAAGAAGAAGACTTGACAAAAAAAGGTCTCCTTGGTACAATAAAGGACAAGATCTTACCAGATGAAGACGAACAAGCAGCAATCATATCTACTTTTGTGAGACTTGGTGTACTTGTTTGGAGTGGTGGAATATTGACGTTAAACTACGTCGCTATCCCAGGAGTACCACAACAGAAAATCGATCCAACCTTCATAGCTTCGGTGTTCACTGGAGTTTTAGCTTCGTTCGGGATTCAAACTGCTTCTAAGAAGGGGGATGGTACCATGAAGATGAATGGCAACGGAAACGGTGTCAATGGTAACGGTAATGGTAACGGTGGACCTGTGCAAACCTTAAGGATTGAGCAAGCACCACTAAAAATTATTGCTGTTGACCCTGGTAAGAAAGATGAAAAACCCTATACACTATAAAGAAAATGTGTCAAAAAGTAATTAATGTCATCGCTATTGCGTCTGGCGTTGTATCTCTTGCCGTTGTTGGCGTTAGTGGTTACGTTTATGTTAACCAAGAATCCATCATAGAGTCAGTTAAAGAGAAAGCACTGGGATCTATCGGTGGTGCTGCCCTTGGTGGTGCTCTCGGTGGTAGTTTACCAGTACCAGGACTTGCACCTCAAGCTGCACCTGATGCACCTGCTGCTCTACCTGGACTACCATTTGGTGGCTAATGCATCACAAATTATATAAATCTCAGGTTGTCCTAGACAATCAGAGAGTGATGATTAACATATTAAATAATGCTATCCCTCTCTTAGAGGGGGAAGATACAACTTGGACATACCACAGATATAATATCTTTGGATTAACCTCCCCAACTCGTGTGTTCTATGAACTATACAATGAGTTGAGGGGGTTTTGTTATGAGTATACAGGTGCTGATCAATTATGGATGCAGTCATGGGTCAACTACCACATGCCTGATAAAGTTTTAACAAGACATAACCATACTTGGCCCGTACATGGATACATATCTATAAGACCCCATAAAACTAAGACAGTCTTTGATGGGTTTGAAATAGATAATGAAATAGGTAATGTTTATATTGGTCCAGGTCTTTTACATCACCATGTAGAGGTACTAGAGGACTATGATACACCTCGGATAACAATAGGATTTGATCTACTGACAGATCCAACAAGTTTATCTGGAAATATTGGATTGATACCTTTCCCGAAATAATGTTTAAGAAATTAAAGACACCAGACACTGAAGAGTTTAAAGAGCTGAAGGGTCTTATACTCTCACCTATGTTTTCTTGGCATGTAAATGACCAAGCAACTGCCTTCTTGGATCCTACTAAAGGATACTCTGATCTATGGTTTTATTCTCATTCATTCTTGCATGGACCTAACCATCCAGACAATCCAAGACCTGATCATAATAAATACCCTAAAGTGAACTCAAACTACATGGACTTAATGGACATTGTAGTTGACCAGATATTTGAATTGAATAGAGTGAGGTGTCATTGCATCTATAGGATCAATGCTAACTCAGTATACCCCCAGATGAAGGGTGGTATATTAACTCAACCCCACGTGGATCATCAGTTTCCACATAAGAATCTATTAGTATACCTAACAGATGCTGGTGGTGATACAATATGCTTTGATGATGACGGTAAGAAACATCATTACACACCTAGTGAGGATGATATAGTAGAGTTTCAAGGATTGCATTGTATGCAACCTCCTCCAGACAAGAGAAGAGTAGTCATAGTTATGACTTACCTTGATGCTGAGCTAGAACCATACCGCACTAAGTGGAATACAGATCAGTGGAGAGACTAATGGACGTACAAAAGATCACAACAGGAGTCACCGCAGCAGCAGTCATAGGCACTGGTGCTACTATAGGTGGTGGTACCATTGTAGATAACTACAAAGGTGGACCTGAGAAGAGAGCCAATGCTGAGGAGGTTAGGCTCCGTGAGATCATTAGAGAAGAATTATATTTACAGTTGGTAAACGCATGGCCGACTACTAGCGGCCCAGTTAAAGGGACACCAACCCCTAATAAGGATTACAAACAACAAGTACCAAAATGAGTGGAGACCAGAGAGATCAGAGTCTAATCTTCTATAGTGAAGAGATGACTGTAACAAAGCAAATTTTAATTCAACATAAGAGGGATAATTCAATGAGCGATATACTCTTTCACGTATATGATAAGAAATCAGAGGTGGTAGCACATACTCTGACTGTGGAGGAGTTGGAAGAGAAGTTGAGGGCAGAAGAGATCAATACAAACAAGCATGAGATTGTCCCAGTATGGGAACCACCCTATGACATGGATCTATCACAATGATTCCAGACATCCCACAGATTAATACAGGTATACCTAGAATCACAGTAAATGGTACAGGTATACCTTTTATACGTTCACCTTGGACATATAATGCTGGGATAAGAAGTATAAACAATATTCAGTTAGCAGAGTTACGTCCTTGGGAGGTGGCGGTGCCAACAACCTATGGAATAGATCCACCAGTAGTAGTTAATGCAGGTGTTCCCATCGTTAATATGCCTGGTTGTGTCAAAGTACACAAAGAGAATGCTAAGAGAGATCCATCTAGAAATAAGAACCTTGTAAATAATGACCCTAAAGGTAACGTAGTATTATGTGATGCAGGGATGCCATATTATGAGCCACCTAACTATGATGCTAGAGAATTGACATGGCAAACTGTCACCCCTGATCAAGAGGAGGGTGATGAAGGATTAAATGTAGAGGAACCTGACCTTGGTACACCAGAATCGCCAGGTGCACCTGATACACCAACGACTGATGGCCCAGTAGAATGTCCTCCACCTAATGCTAGACGCATAGGTGATAGGAATCAGAAGGGTGATGAGCAAGTTAAAGAATATA